GTTAATGTTGCATCAGGGTGATTACGAGACTGAGCATGTTTCTTTAACGCATCATCTAATTGCTGAAAATCCAGTGTTCCTTTAGGGCGTAAATCGGTAATTTTTCCGTCCGCTGAAATCGACGCTATCGCAAACACAAAATGCGCAAAACCTGCATTATCAATATAGTTTTTTAAATCAGGTTTGACGGTCAGCTTAATGTGGGTTTGCCAACGACTGGTAATATTGCCCTGGTAACTCACATCAGCATAAACTTTGGTATTTTCCGCAGGCACGGTGATATTTTGGTTTGTGATTAATTCCGCCCGTAAACCACCGATGTATCCAATACCTTTTGTGACAAAATATTGATTCCCTGTCTTAGCCACTAAAAACGCATCATCAAAAAAAGAGGCCTCACCGTAACTGTCGGTATTAACTAGGCGTTGCATTTCATCAATGCCAGAAAGTCTGGCGGTAAAATCAATCTGCCACATTTCGGCAGGGGTATTGATAGCGGTTTCTTTGCTGGCACCTAAATACTCCAGCAAGAAAGAACGGGTTAACACGTTGCCCTGTTGCCCTGCTTGGGTTTTAATTTTTCGTTGGGTAGGCGCATGCACAATCATCGCTACCGTGCCCGATTTTTTATTTAATAGCCCAATCCAGTTAAAATCAAAATCACCAATTTCGGCACCGATAGTGACCGAATAGGCCACCGCATTTTGATTGACGACGCCCGTTTTATTCACGGTTTGGCGATGCACGATATATTTTGCATCGGGCAAGCCTTCATTGCGGTCAATCGGTTTTTCAATCTCTAAATTCGGGATATATGCAAAGACGAACTCGTCTAACACAATCAAGTTTCCATCAATCGACTCTTGGGCTTTCCAGCGCTCAAATGCCGTTGTAATAATAGATTGTGACATTTGTTACTCTCCTTGTAACAGTGATGCGCCAAAGGTCTGATATTCACAATCAGCCCAACCAAACCGCATCACTAATTGATTATTGGTGATCACTTCAAAACGATAACGGCGACACGTGCGCCCATACTGGCGAATAATGCCCATCAATAAATCGGGGTTGCCTGCGATTTGTCCGTCACTGACCCGTAAAATAATGACATCCCAGTCAATATCAGGCTGACGCTCTAACAGCTCGACATAGCCCACGCCTAAGCGCTCAAAAATAGCAATAAAACCACTGACCGACCCCGCATCACGGGCATTGATAAAGGCAAATTTTACCCGCTTGCGAAATAAATCTAATGGCTCCCCTTTAAAACGGTGAATATCGCGCTGATAGGCCAGCACTGATAACAATTCTTCTGAGCAAGTTTCTGCGTCCAATTGTTTGAGTGGCCATAACATCCAGTCATAAACACCCGACCAAAATTTACGCACCGCATTTAACAGTTTTGCGGGTTCACCTTGGTTCATCCATGACGGCAAATTTAAGCCTTTTAATCGTTCCTTGAAATCAGGCATCTTGTAGCTCCACGGTCAGCGATTTTAAACGGGGCACACTCAATTCACTGATGATGTCCGTTTGATTAAATTGCAGGGAATCAACCAAGGAAAAATGGCGGTGAATTTCACGTCCTAGATTAGAAAATGAAAAACGCGAGTAGGGCCATGTTTTTTTCACGTCATAACTGGTGTTTTCACGAAACGCACAACGCACTAAATTTTCAATGTCTTGCCGTAATTTGACTTGCTCGTTATCGGTTAAATTAGCGAGATTTTGCACAAATACCGTTAACTTAATGGCATGGTGTGTTTCAGGCATGGGCATGCACTGCATATCATCACCGTGCCCGTGATGCCCTTGTGTGTTGACATAATCGTTAACTTTGTCGATAAACGGCTGACTAATGACGCCACTGTCTAACAATAAATACGCATTGGCGGTACCCGCGCCTCGAGGCGCATCATGCAAAAAGAAAATGCGGTCAATACTCAAACCGACGACACTGGCAATCATGCCTTGATATACCGCGTCAGTGTGGTAGTTCCCCACTAGATTATATTGATTACGGCAACGGTCACGTAAATCATCATCGCTCTCTTTATCCGCACCTGGCACCAATAACCAATTTTCCTCGTTTTGCGCTCGTTCAATGCCTGGCACGGCAACGGGAAGAATACGAAAATAGCCTGGTGCCAGATTAAAGGCTCCGCCTGCGTCACTGGCATCAACCGCAATCAGGGCAGACTCTTTTTCAATCGTCACGGTTTCCGTGGTCACCACACTGTAAATCTGCCCGTTAATGCGCTCTGTCTGCACGATAGTACCCGCTGGCACCGTAACACTATTTTGCCCCGCGATTCGGTAAAAACGCACTTGTCCTTTGGCTTTGGTGGCGGGCTTACGTTGCAGGTTAACGCCCCAGGCAAACATTTCTAGCCATGAACCCGATGCAGTAGCCAGATACATATTGGTGAACACCAAATTAATCAAGACATCTTTGAGCCACTGAACGGGCGTAGTGACAAGAGTATTAATTAAGCGCCAAAATGGTGACATATTGGACGTATTGGTAATTAAGCCTTCTTCTTTCACAATGTCGTTAAATTGCTGATTAATTTCATCGGCAGTAATCGGCATGCCGTTATCTTTTAATGCCGACTCGTAGTCAATTTGTGGACGTTGTTTATTCGCCATAATTCACCCCGACACTAATACGGCCAAAATCATAAGTGTCTGCGGTCACCCATAATTTTTTTACGTTTTCTTCATCAACAATAATGGTGCCTGGAATAAGTCGCTCATCATCTTCAACCAGTAACACAATCTGCATACGAATATCAGCGCGCAAGGTTGGGCTACGTTCGGCCACTAATTGGGTGGCTAAACCGCTCTCAACAATCGCATGCGCAATATCTTGCGTAATACTTTGACGGTTATTACACAATATCGGCTCAAAGCCCGCATTGAGCGTGAAATCACGCTCTGTTATCAGTAAATCAATATATTTCGCCTGTTCCATGGCATTATCCTTAATTCAACGCGCCCCACTCTTCCAAATCCGCAGGTGTCATCACATTGCCATTATTAATCGTGATATTTCCGTATTGCCTGCGGTTGTCAACGCTGGTTTGATTGTTATTGATCTCTTTACTCAAACCACCTTTGTTAATGCCTTTTAACTCATTCCCTGTTAATAATGACGGCTGATAATCAAAACGGCGGTTTGGTTGGTTTTGATTAATGGCATTTAAATCAGCTTGAACCGGCACACTGGGTAACGCCGAATTAACGACGGCGGTTTCAGTTTCTTTTAAATCGATATTGACGCCAGGCAGATAATTTAATTTGCTGGCCACCGCATTAAACACACCGTTAAAGCTGTCACTTAACCATTTCCACAGCCCATCAAAAACACCTTTAATCGAATCTGAAATACCGTTAAAGGTGTCACTAATAGAGAAGTTTTCAAACCAGCCACACAGTGCATCCCAACCGCCTGCAATCCCATTCCATAAATTGGCAAACAGTTGTGATACCGTGTTATAAATCTCAATAAAGGCTTGCGCAGGTGACAGTGAGAAAAACCACTGGCACACTGCATCCCAACCTTTGGCAATACCTGCATACATCAAATTCGTGATACGGGTAATGGATTTCCAAAAGCTGGCAAACACTCTGACAGGGGAGATGCGTTCTAAAAATTGAACAGTAGCCCCCCATGCAGTCATGATATTGTTTTTTAGGTCATTCCATGTTTGAGAAATCCATTTCGATGCATTAATAAAAGCCGTCACAATCCAGCCCACAGCTTTAATGACCATTCGAAACGGTAACGTTAATAACTCGATAGCCTTCGCGACACTCTTACCAAATATTTTCCCCGCATTTGTCGTTTGGTTGAGCGCATCTTCTGAAAATTCAATCGGTGTGAGTAAATCTGTAAACCAATTGAACACACTTTTTACCGCTTTCCACACCACACCCAACGCGTTGCCAATATCGTCAAACATGGAACCAACGGGCGACATAGAGTCAAAGGCCTCTAAAAACCCTTGCACAAACCCTTTAAAAAATGCCTTGATGGGTTGCCAAAATTTCACAACGGCGATCGCAATTAGGGCAAATAAACCGATTAATAATAAAATAGGCCATGTAATAGAAGTAAATCCTAATGCTGTAGCAAACGAGGCCATTTTGGTGATGTTTAAAAATCTCGTTAATTTGACGAGGGAACCACTAAAAAAGCCTGTGGCTTTTGTCACTAAATCGTATTTGCCTTTCATCAAGGACAATAACACTCCGCCCGTTTTCCACAACGGCAAAATACCGACCCATAGCAATCGACCAACCCCCAATACGATATTGGCCATCGCCCCCATGGCCGTAAATGCAATAAACCCCGCCACCACATAACCAATAGCACGGGCAATATTGGGGAATAGCTTCAACCAACGCACGAGCATTTTCCCCATATCAGCAATTTTATTCACCAGGGGCACAATCACGGGTAACAGTGTCATACCCACGGCAATGCGGATAGACTCCCAAATCGACAATAACCGCTCCCACGGATTAGCCAACATACTGGCCATTTCTGTGGCACGTTTCATGCCATCATCACCGCCTAATGCGGTAATATTTTTACGTAATACCTCGACGTTATTAAACAGTGATTTCACGACAATAGCGGAATCGCCAAATGCGTCCTCAATTTCTTTTTGAGCCTTTAAATTACCTGCAATGGACTTGCCATATTTTCCTTGTAACTTTTCCAGCATTTCAGGCATCGTCAGCATTTGCCCTGACGCATTAACAAACGATAGACCGAGTTTTTTAGCCCCGTCCGTTGCCCCTGACAGAAACGACTCATACGCGCTACTGGATTCTGTGCCTAATGAACGTTGCAACTCGCCTAATACGGCTAACTGTTCATCAATACCGACACCAAATTGCGTACCTGCAGAACGCGCCCCTTCCATCAAATCAGTAATTTCAGCCATCGACGTGCCGAAGGTTTGCGACATAATAACGGCTTTGCCTGCCAGCTCTTCCGCGAACGTCACTTTGCCCACGCTGTCGGCATAGCCTTGAAACTGAGAAAACATTTTGCCCATATAGGCATTGGATTCTTCAGCCGTAGTTTTTAGTGCTGATGCCGTAATGTTGCTGATTTTGGTTAGCTGCGGGAGTTCATTATCTGAAATGCCACTAATGGCCTTTCGGATAGAGAGAGAGGACTCAACGAATTGCACCGCCGATTTACCGTATTGCGCACTGAAAGTGAGTGCTTCATCGGTGATTTTTTTCATTGCACCATCATCAACACCCGTGACTTTCGCCATATCAAGGGCATCTTGAATCGCTAACGCGGGATCTAAGACGTTTTTTAACGCAAAGACGGAGCCAGCCAAGCCCGCCCCGCCGACCGCGATATTTTTAAACGCCTGTTGTGAGGTTTCAGCAAATTGAGTCACACCTGCTTGCACGGCCTTCAAGGGCTGAGTGACTTTATCAATCATGCTGAGTGTAAAATCTAATGTACTCATCATTCACCCTTGAAAGCTAATGCAATGCCATTTGCGACCGCGATGCGGTGATTTTCTGTGAAGTGATTATCTAGCCAAATTGCGCATGCGAAGCTGTCGATATCATCCTGCTCATGAGGGAGATAGTGCCGTCGTAACGCCATATATTGTCCGAGGGCACTGCGTTCAATCGCTTCGACTCGCGCCGTTAGTTTTTTAGTTCAATATCCAGTTTTGGCGCATATTCTGAGTTTACTTTTTCCAGTAACTGCATTGCCGAACCAGGGATATTTAAAATCTCTGTTAAGGCTTCTTTGCTTTCAGGGGCAATAATTCGGCGCAAATAGGTAACAGTAGGCGCCACTTTATCGTCGGCAGAAATCGCATTTAACCAGCCATTGTACGCGGTCATATTGGGTTCAAAAACCAGCTCTTTGCCCATCACGACTAAAGTAATTGTGTTTTTCTTGGTACTCATTTTTCCATCCTTTGACGAATTTCGTCCGTTAATTGGTTATGCCTCACAGCACATTTTCCGTAAATTTCAACATATTCTAATAATGCAGTGGCTAAATCCGCCCCAGTATTACCGTTTAGCTTTGGTAATGTTGTCGGGCATTTTGTCAGTAGATTTTCCTGATAGGGTACGTTCGGCACTGTCGATTGCTTCGTTGTACATCCTGACAAAATCATCACTAACACAAAGGTTAGTGAACACAGGCTTAATAATTTCGGTGCGTATTTCAGGCGGTTGCACATTGGCGAGTTCCTCTAATTTATTTTCTAACGTCCTGGCTGATTGACTCGCTAAATCTTGTTGAGCCTTTAAACTGGCGTTATTGATTTCATTCGCTGTTTTTAGTGCGACCAACTCAAGGCTGTCTTGATGCCAACCTTTAACCAGCCAGCCCGCCGAAAAAGCCAGAATAAACGCAAAGAAGATCGCCGTTACTTGTTTCATATCCTATTAAACGCCGTTTCAAAAACCTTGTCTGAATAAGGCTGTTCACCGTTTTCAACCTGCACAATCGCTTTTGCTAAAGAAATAACGGTCTCTTTGTCGTATAGATTCAAGCACGCTTGGCGATTAAATCCGGTTTCTTTGCACACACGTTGGATATAGTTTTCAGTGTGATTATTATCCGATGCAGGTGCCCAACGTTCGATAATTTCTTCAATAGTATCTATTTTCCCACAACCCACATTTTGCTTACCGTTGTATTTTGAGTAAGTCTGCAATAGTTTCATCAGTGCTCTAATACCGAATTCGGGCGAGATAAATTGCACAAATTGAGTATCATTTTGCTCTGCTGACATTCCCTGCCATTTAGAAGCACCATGACGGATATTGCCTGGATTATTATTACGAATTCCGCGTATCATTTTTTTAACTTCCCTGTTAATAAATCACTGCCTCGTTTTTTCAGCCACAATTCCACTAACTGAAAGCCTGCAATGCCTAACGCTGAGCCTAACCCCGTAATGGCCAGTGGCGAAATACCAGGGATCCAAATCAGTAATGCTCCCGCCATTAATGACACCGCTGAACCTAAAATAACGCGCCCAATAAAAAGACGTAGCGTAATAGGTTCACTCCCTGACATCATTTTACCAATAGCTATCAATGCCCCTAAGATAATCAGTGAAATCAGTGTTTTGTTATGTTCTTCCATGAACATGTCCTTTATTACAGTTTGTCTGTTAATTCAGACTCTAAGTATGGAATACCGTTAATACGCACAAAGTCCGGTGAGGTGACAATAAATTTAATTTTATGCGTCATCACGGCACCGCCTTTCGGGTCAACGTCTAAAATATCGGTGACGTTTAATTTACAGCCGAAAGACTCAACCTTAAGCTCTTCTGTGCCCGCTTTCGCGTACCACATCAAATCGACTAAAGGAATGGCACGCCAAGAGCCAGCACTACGGGCTTTAGCGGTAATGACGTTGAGATATTTAGTGGATAATTCCAGCTCCCCCTCTGCCGACACATCCCCATTCACATAACCATCCGGCACGCCATTCGTTTGAGCGACACCTGTATTGTCTGTAATCGATAGACTGACTTTTTCAACATGAACTAAATCACCGTCGATATTAAAATCAATCGACTGCCCCGAAATCCGTTTTCCGCTCATTATTCATTCTCCAATGACGTGTCTAACAGGATGCCAATGGTGATCCCTTTCGGGCATTCATAGGTTCGCACCGTGATATACACTTCAACGTTATTTTTATTTTTCCATGTAATGACCACATCACCCTCTTTTGGCGGTTTTGCTTCACCAGGGAAACTCACCCCGTTAATTTGCGTACTACGTGACATTTCACGTAATACTTTGGCAAAGTAGGCTTGATGGGCTTCAATACTTGACGGGGTGCTGTTTAAACTGCGGTCGGCAATTTTAGCAATGGCACGAATACGCACTGTGCGCGCGACTTTATCAACAACACGCAAGTTTTCGATTGACTGATAATCACCACCTTCAACGTCTAATGTGCGACCGTCAGACCAATAAATGCCGTCATAATCTGGATACCACATAGGCACACTAAAACGCTGTTTTTCCAATGCTTGCAGTGTTGCTAAATCAAGACTTTTACCCGTACCGTCGAGCGGTAAATACGCACTACCTAAATCGGTTAATGCGCCTGTTTTGACACGTGCGGGGCTATCAGCAATGGTCACTGCACGGTTACATAATCGCCCTGCTAATGCTCCCGCTTCATTACCCCATAACATTGGTACTAATTGTATAGAGGGTTCCGCTTCCCCTTTTGATAAAGCAGACAAGCGTTCAACATAGCCTGACCACGTTTCATCGTCTTGCGTTGCACCGACACCCAAAATGGCAAACAGCCAGCGCCCATGTTTAGCCATTAAATCCGAGCGTAAGGATTTAGCCGATTGAATAACGGCTTTCGTCGCATCACCCACTAATACGTAGCCTTCACAACTGGCGACCGCGAGTGCATCCATCACCGCGTCAACAAATGCCAATTCTTCGGCATCTTCTGCTAATACATGCACATAACCTGACCAGTTTTGACCTGCGTTACGCATAGCCGATAACACGTTACTTTTTAACGGGCTATCTGGCGTTCCTAACACCTCATCGAAATCGCTTTGCGTATTGACCGCAATAGTTTTACCAATATTGGTTTTTCCTTTACCAATAAACAGTAAAATGCACTCAATTTCCTTTGTTTCGCCTTGCAGTTGGTTATGTTGATTAACCTGAACAGTTGGCCACATAGTAAATTCCTTTTTTATGCACCGTAGCCGATGCCTTG